AATGAGCGCAGTCGCTAACAGCCATAATATTTTGGAGCAAATACCAGGCGGTCAATTCCGTCAGTATAACAAGTCTTTTCAAGAAAAGATTTTGCAGGGCCTTTTAACAGACCAACAGTGGGCAACACAGATGGTTGAAGTTATGCGTCCTGATTTTTTTGAACTTAGATATCTTGAGTATCTTTGTGATAAATACTTCAAATATTTCGTACAGTATAGATGCTTCCCAACTCAGGCGCTATTGATTAGTATTATAAAGGACGGTCTAAATGAGGATGGCGATGTACTGTTACGAGATCAGATAGTAAGTTATTTGATAAGAGCAAAAGAGAACCCTCACCCCGGTGACATAAAGTATGTAAAAGAAAAGTCTTTAGACTTTTGTAAAAGACAAGCTTTCAAGGAGGCTTTAGAAAAATCAGTAGAACTAATTTCCACTGATAACTTTGAGTCAGTAATCACATTAATGAAGAATGCCGTCTCTATCGGTTTAGCCAATACTGCGGGCCATGATTTTTTCGAAGACATGGAGTCTAGATTTATTGTGGCCAACCGTTGTGTATGTCCTACTGGGATTCCTCAATTGGATGCAAAGGATATTTTGGCCGGCGGCCTTGGCCGCGGTGAGATCGGAGTTATAACAGCGAATACAGGCGTAGGAAAATCACATTTCTTGGTTCAAATGGGCGCAAATGCAATGCGCCATGGCAAGAATGTTCTTCACTATACTTTCGAATTAACTGAGCAGGCAGTCGGTATTAGATATGACTCTAATCTTTGTGGAATTTCTTCATCAGATGTTATAGAGAATAAAGAGACGGTCAAGAAGTACTACGAAGAGCATAATAGCGATCTTGGAAGGTTAATCATTAAAGAGTATCCAACTGGGTATCCTTCAGTTACAACTATAAGAAACCATATCGAGAAGTTAGCGCTAAGAGGATTCAAGCCGAGCGTTTTAGTAATAGATTACGCAGACATTATGCGCTCAACAAGATCTTATGACTCTTTACGTCATGAGCTTAAGCTAATCTACGAAGAGTTAAGAAACCTTGCAATGGAAATTAGAATTCCTATTTGGACCGCGTCACAAGCGAATAGGGATTCCGCAAATTCTGATATTGTTGGGCTTGAGAACATGGCAGAAGCGTATGGGAAGGCGATGGTTGCAGATCTAGTGGTATCTATATCTCGAAAAGCGACAGAAAAAGCCACAGGTGCCGGTCGCCTTTTCATTGCAAAAAATCGAGCTGGCAAGGATGGAATTGTTTTTCCTATTCACATTGACACCGCACGCTCTACTATTAATGTACTCGATGAAGATATGTCAACATTATCTGAAGCTATTAAAGATGATCAGGCAGAAGCAAAGGCTTTAATTAAGAAGAAGTGGGCTGAAATCAAGCGTGTCTAAAATAAGAACCAGAGGGAAAAATGAATTTTGATTATCAGGAAGCGTATACCACATCTTTAGAATATTTTTCTGGCGATGAATTAGCGGCCAATGTAGTCACTACGAAATATCTTTTAACAGATAGCGAAGGAAACTATCTGGAAAAGTCTCCTCGTGATATGCACATAAGGATCGCGACAGAGCTTCATCGCATAGAAAGTACTTATCCAAACCCGCTGTCCTACGATCAAATTTTTGAATTAATCGATGGGTTTAAGTATGTAATTCCACAAGGCTCTCCAATGTCTGGTATTGGTAATACTCACCGAATACAGTCTTTGTCTAATTGTTTTGTTATACCTGCCCCGGAAGATAGCTACGGCGGAATTCTAAAAACAGACCAGGAACTAGTTCAAATTGCAAAGCGCCGCGGCGGTGTTGGTTTTGACCTTAGCACAATTCGACCCAAGGGTCTTACAACAGCCAACGCAGCAAGAACGACAGACGGCATTGAAGTTTTCATGGACAGGTTTTCTAATTCCTGTCGTGAAGTCGCCCAAGGCGGTCGCCGTGGAGCGCTAATGCTGACTATTTCTATACACCATCCTCAGATAAGAGACTTTATAAAAATCAAACAGGATTTGTCTAGGGTAACTGGCGCGAATATTTCTATTCGTGTTTCTGACGAATTCATGAACGCTGTTAAGAATGATTCAAATGTTGAATTACGATGGCCTATTAATTCTTCCCAGCCCATGATAAGTGAGTATACATCAGCGCGCTCTATTTGGCATGAAATAATCGAAGGAGCCCACAGCGCCGCAGAACCTGGCGTATTATTTTGGGATACTGCAAAAAGCATGACACCTTCTGACATTTATACTGATGAAGGTTTTGGTTCTGTTTCAACAAACCCTTGCGGTGAAATTATTCTTTCGCCGTATGATAGCTGTCGCCTCATGCTTTTGAACCTTACAAGCTTTATCGACAACCCATGGACAAAAAAAGCAGCGTTTAATTTTGAGAAGTATTCAGATGTAGTGTGCAAGGCGCAGCGTCTTATGGATGACATGATCGATCTAGAGATTGAGCAAGTAGATAAGATTATTGAAAAGATCAACAAGGATCCTGAGTCTCATGAAGTAAAGCAAATAGAGCTTAACCTATGGGAGAATATAAGATCTCAAGCTGTTCTTGGTAGAAGAACGGGACTAGGAATAACAGGTTTAGGCGATGCTCTTGCTATGGTAGGTATAAGGTATGGCTCTAGTAAAAGCATCAAATTAACAGAAGAAATATACAAGCAGCTGTCTCTAAATGCTTATCGTTCTTCTATCATAATGGCGAAAGAACGCGGAGCGTTTGGGGTCCATAATGCAAAGAAAGAAAAAGACCACCCATTCTTAACAAGAATTTGGGAAGCTAATCCTGAACTAGAAGATATGAATAAGAAGTATGGACGCCGTAATATAGCTTTGACTACTACTGCTCCAGCTGGTTCGGTATCTGTTCTAACTCAAACGACTTCAGGAATTGAGCCAGCGTTTATGCTTCACTATACACGCAGAAAGAAATTAACAGGCCAAGACACTGACGGTCGTGTCGATTTTATAGATGACTCTGGTGACAAGTGGCAAGAATACCAGGTTTATCACCACGGATTTAAGAAGTGGCTGGACTCAACCTCATCAGACTGTGAATGGGATAAGGACGACTTAGCTGCTGCTGTTTCACATAGTCCGTATGCTGATGCAACTGCTAATGAGATTGATTGGGTGTCAAAAGTAAAGATGCAGGCAGCTGCTCAAAAATGGGTTTGTCATGCTATTTCTAATACAACAAATCTTCCTCAAGATGCAGACGTAGAAACTGTTAAGCAAGTGTATATGAAAGGATGGGAGCTTGGTTGTAAGGGTGTAACTGTCTATAGAGACGGAAGCCGTACAGGCGTTCTGGTATCAACAAACAACAAAAGCCAAGATCCCAGACAGTCCGCGGAAATTACTACAAGGTCTGCTCCAAAAAGACCAGAAGAAATGACATGTGATATTCATCAAGCAAACATTAAGGGCGAGGCATGGACAATTTTAATTGGTCTAATGGCTGGTAAGCCCTACGAAGTTATCGGAGGACTATCTGAATATGTAGAGATTCCTCGAAAATATCAGACTGGTAAGATTCGTCGCCGATCAAGAAAGTCTGTTAATTCCAAATATGATTTGATTGTAGGTACAAATGGCGATGAATTTATTATTAAAGACATTGTAAGAGTATTTGACAATCCAAACCACTCTGCATTTACTCGGACTATATCTCTTGCACTCCGTCACGGTGTTCCAGTACAGTACATGGTGGAACAATTGCAAAAAGATAAAGATGCCGACCTATTTAGTTTTGCTAAGGTAACAGCTCGGTGTCTGAAAAAGTATATCGCAGATGGTACGAAGGCAAGTAACGGAGTATTTGATACAGCTTGTTGCGATAGCCCAAACATAATATATCAAGAGGGTTGCGCAACTTGTAATAATTGCGGTATGGCAAAATGTGGATAAATCAAAAAATTTACGGGAGTAAAAATGCATTGGACGTCTGAGATAGATCCGAAGATAAAAGAATTAGAGCTGAGAAAGCAACCAGTCATAATAAGGGTAAATAAGTTTGACGAGGAGTCAGCTAAGAAGTT